GTCGTTTTTTCCTGGGTCATAGATTTTATTCCATTTACCCTCAACTTGTACTTCGTGGTACCATACTTCTTTGAAGGGTGATGACCCGTCAGGTGTAGGTAGAATACGAAGACGTTTTTGTCCTGAGTTCTCATTTTGCGTCAAGATTGCCGCAAAATATTTTTTCATTCTGTCTTCTTGAGACATTTTGTTTGCAGAGTTACCTCCGCTTTTCGCTTTTTCGTACTGAGCGAGTACAGCATCTAGAGAATTTGTCGCCATTTTGTTTGTATAATTTATTAGTTAATATTCAAGTATAAGTGTGTCAGCCGTGATAGTCAAACTTGAAATTTAGAATTTCAAAGGTTTGTATTGTGATTCTTCTCCGTAATCGTTGAAGGTTGTTTTAATTTCTGAGGGTGTATAACTTTCAACGTCATCAGTAGTTAAAACATACTCATTTTTTCCCGATTTTTCCATATCTTCTTCTTTATCAACAAAGAAATCAGATAATTTTTGATTAAACGGTCCTGAGTCTAAACTTCTTAATTCAAGTTTTTCTTGAGGAGTTTTTTCTCTATATTGTTCAATCTTTGATTCTATATCATTTAATTTTGTAAAAATACTTCCCATATCATTTAATTTTGACTCTAAATTAGAAAGTTGATTAAATAGATTATTAAAATATTCTTCTTGTTTTGTTTCAATATTTTTTTGTGATTTTACTAAATCAGTAATTTCTAATTCTTCAGTACCTGTTTCCTCAGAACTTTTGTCTCCAACTTTTTCAACATCAGGGTCATTTGTAATATCAACAGGTTCCGCAGTCGGAGGTGTTGTTGATGTGGTATCCGTACCTGCGTCAGGTGCTGGTGGTAAAGCTCCCGCATCAGGTGTTGGAGGGGTTGCTAATGGGTCACCTTCTGTTGGTGCCGCAAATGGGTCAGTTGTGGCATCTTGCTCTGTGATATAATTATTAATTTTATTATATCTTCTTAACTCTTCAATAATTGTTTGTGAAATTGCCATTTTATCCATTTAATAATTGTTTGAAACCTTGTGTTGTTTCTACGTTTATTTTTTTATTAGTATAAAGAGTATTGTTAACTCTTTCGATTAATCCGTCTTTCATTCTGATTGTGTAACAGTCTCCTGTATCTAAGTCACAAACTTCTTTAAAACCATTACCTTTATCTGTTTCAGTAATTCTTGTACTTTTTCCAAGATATCTGTCTAAAATTTCTTTAGTTCCCATAATTGTTTTTTATTATAAATATATCTTTATTATAAAGATGACACTCTTGTGTCAAAATACTTTTTAATAGTATCTTGTAACTTTTTTAAGTCATTAGCATTACTAGTTTTAAAAGTATCATAATCAATATTTGTTGTGTACGGATAGTATTTTAAATAACATTTTGCAAATTCTTCGGCATATTTTTCAGAATTTACAAAATTAACAACATCTCTTTTAAAAATTGAACCAAACCTAGCATTTAATAAACTTATACTTTTTTCAAAATCTTCAAAAACAAAATACCCTTGGCTAACATTTTTAATTTCTAAACAAATGTATTGTTTATCAATAATAAATTGTTTATTTGTACCTCCAATAATATCAGTAGTTGCAGGTATATTTCCTAAATTATAATTATAACTTGTTAATCCACTATCATTATTATTACCATTTTCTAAAAGTATTAAAGTATAAATTAATTTTTTTCTTTCTAAGTCACCAATTAAGTTAGATATTATAATTTTAATTTCAGAATAAGTCGGGGTTTGTGTTGTTGTGGTAGTAATCGCAAAATCAGAAAGTGTTGCGGAAGTAAGTACACAATTTGAAGTTGACGGATTAGGTTGATTGTTGATATTATTAATAACAATTGCTGAAATTTCACTTTGTGTTCTATTAGGTAATGGAGTTATTGTATTTTGAGATGTTTTACTTTGTGTTATAATATTTTGTAAAAGTTCTCGTTTAATAGTCTGTAACAGTTGGTCGACTGTTGGTAACGTAAAGACACTCATCCTTGTTCCAGTAAAACTTGTATCAAAATTACCAACACCTATAGTATGTGAAACACTTGTAATTAAATACGTTCCACCAAATAAAGGCATATTTCTTAGAATAAAATACATCATAGGTTGTATCATAACATTACCAAATGTATTAACTGACGCTTCATAACTTCTTAATTTAAACAAATTATATAATGAAACGTTTTGAGTCGATGTTTTTGTCCCATTTTGTAAATTAGCAATATCATATTCCGCACTTAAAGATTCACTTGTTGGTTTACCCAAATCTTGTGAAACAGTAATGTTTTTAAAAACACTCTGATTTTGAAGTCCAAAATCAACCGCAAACCCGACTACTTTATTTGATAATCCGTAATCTTTTTTATCAGTTAATTTGTCGACCAATGGTTGTTGAGCGGCTCGTTTTAAATCAAATCCATCATCATTATATCCGTTTGCAATATCAGGATTTGGTAATTGTTTAGATGATTGGTCAACATACACACATACAAATTTTGTTTTTGTTGACTGATAATCAACAGTATTAAAAGTTCCAAATAAAGAATCCGCAAAACTAGTTGCGCCGGGTGTTTGTGGTTGAGCATCTAAACTTGGACTGTTAACACCGTAAAAATTAATATATCCGGGAATTACGAATGGTTGAAAGTGGTGGTCTAAAACTATTGATTCAATTATAGAATATAAGTTTCTATTAACCCCCTTTAAATAATCTTTAACTTTAAAAACATCAACATAAATTTTATCACCTATATTTCTGTTAGCCCTATCAACAAATAAAAAATCTTCAAATAAAGTGTCAGAGTTGTAGTTAGTACCTGCAACCCATGCATCATTAACTGATTTAAACTTTTCATATTTTTCAACTCTTGGTTGTAACCCGTCTGTAGGTGCCGGTTCAGAACCATACGCATTTATTTTTGGGGAAACCGATAAACCTTTTGATAATTCTATAAAAGTTAAATTAAATAATTTTAATAGTTCACTATCAAAAGTTGTTAGAATTGAATCTATATTTGATTTAAATGTATTGCTATTAAAAACTCCATTTTTATATTGTTGTAATTTTTTAGTCGCAAAAACTTTAATTACATTTTGATAATAAATAATGTTAGTCGTTGTAAACTCAACATTCATTGTTGGAAAAAAATCAGTGATAAATGAACCATTATCACTATAAACTAATTCAGGTATAGTTGAAAACCCAACATACAATTCTAAAGCTTTCCAAGCTTCAGGATATAACAATTGTGAATTAGATAATGTTGTAGTCCCTCCTGAAGTTGGTAATGAGTTATTAATGTAACCACCAGGTGGTGTAGTATTTAATAATGGATTTGAGGATACACTACTAAAAATTCTTTTGTTATATTTTTTAGGATTACCAATTGAAATTAATTTATTATAACTAATGTGTGTGTTTAAAACATCAGTAAGGGTATACATTTGAGCAAATTGTATTGATAACATATCAGTGATTGTTATGTTTTCAGGTAAATAATTTGTACTTAAAATACCTTTTAATACATTATGAAATTTTTCTTTTTGAGTGTTTTTTTGAATTGATTTTGTATAATTTAAAAATATGTTTTCTAAACTATCTAACTCATCTTTTGAAAAAATTGAAAATATCTCCTCAATTGAATCGTACTCATCTTCCCCGAATAATTCAAATGACGTTTGTGTATCTGTTCCACCCGTGTATATTTTTTTCAAATATTTGTCAGGAGGATTAATTGTAAATTGTGTAGTATCAAAATAACCATAATTAGGTCCTCCCCATAATAATCTAACACTACCATTATACATACTTGGGTTATCAACTAATGAAGTTCTTGTAAAACCGCTTCCTGAAGAATAATTTATAATTTCAGCAATTAATTGATTATTTGTTGATGAGGGTATTGTGTCGTATAAACCAAACGACGGTGTAATCACATACTTGTCATTTTGAATATCTTTAACTAAGACACTAATAGTGTTTATTCTAACACTTTTTGTATTATTCGGTGTTGTAATAATATCAGACCCTATCGTTGTTCCTGAACCATCTAAAATCCAAATATTACCTGATGTAATAGCATCATTAATCTTATTTTGAATATCAATTGTAGTATCTGTTGATGAAAATAAATTAACACCATTAACCAAATAATAAAAATCATTTATTAATTTTGGATAAAACCCTAAAGTAAACCCTTGTGAGGAGAGAACATCTTGTTGTAAAACAATCGTGTTGTTTTGGATGATATATGGAGTATTAACCTGTCCATTAACTGGGTCATAGTTATTAGCATAATCAAAGTTATTCCAAATATTTGACAAAATATCAACACCATTTTCTTTCCAATTTTTATATCTATACCATATAGAACCAAGTTTTGCAATCCACGGAAGTGGTAGTGCGTGTACACCTGAATATTTTTTTAATGTTGTCGATATAAAATTATTTTTAACACTATTTGCAGTGTCATTTAAAGTATACCTTTCTTTTGTTGTTGTTAAAGGTAAACTATTTAAAAATAAATAAGAGGCACTTATATATGGATGGTCAGAATCATTTCTTTCGTTTTCAATACCTTCTTGTATTGCGTTAATAAAATATGGTGTGTTAAGAATTGAAGTTGTTTGAGATTGTGTAAATTGTGAATTAGTACAAGTTATTTTACCCTCAGTAAAAACATAATCTTTAACTTCTCTATTTGTGTAAAATGTATTTAAATTTAATGTTTCAGTATCAATTATATTACTTTTAATTTTTAAATTAACAATAGGTTGATTAGGTAATTTACTATTATATCCTGATATACCGATAGCATCATTTATATCATAATTTGATATTTTTTTACTAAAATCATTATAAAATAATGAAGATTTTGTACTATATATAATATCTTTTGTTAAAGTTGAGCCATTTTCTAAATTATTTTTACACCAATTTAAATCAATAAATGGATATATATCTAAAGAATTATTAGTATATGTATTATTTTTTATAGTATCCTTAACTAATTTTATAGTTTTTTCCAAAACTAAAACACGTTGTTCTGGTAAATCTTTATCTAAAATTTTAAAAGAATTATTAACTTCGTTAATTAAATATGGTATAGTAAGAAATCCATTTGAGTATTTTGCATAACTAACAGAAAAAGAAGATAATAATTCATTAAATGATGTTACAGTTCTGTATTTTCCATTTTTAAGAATATTAGTAATTCCACCATTATCATTTTTTAAAGCCTCCTTCATATTTTCAAACTCAGTTTGACTTAAAAAAGGGAGAATATTGTTAAATCCTAAATCACCTGAAAATCCATTAAGAGTTACAATTAATTGTAACCTCTCCATAATTTCAAAGAAAAAATCAGGTACTGATAAATTACTATACGAAATATTTGATGGTATAGTATCAAATCCTGAAATTAAATTTCTTAAAATGACATTTGTATTTTGTTGTGATTGAGCAGTATTAGGAGGGATTTGTCTCAAAATAAAACTTTTAGTATATTCCTCAACAAATTCTACTTCAGGCCATGCCTCATAATCATCCCCGCCAGTTTGGTTTATATAATTTGGGTCACCAGGATATTGTATTTCAAATTTTTCAACACCATCAATTATTTTACCAACAACATATTGAGGCCAAGGGTAAACGATAGGATTAATTTGATTTTCTTTTTTATCAAAACCACCAATACTTTGTTGTCTTTTCGGATTTTCTCTTTGGTTAAAAGCTTTAGTATGAACATCTTCTAATAGTAATAAATATGCTTCCGCAGATGCCATGAGAACTCCAATAATATTTCTAATAGTAGGTTGAAATCCAATACCTGAAGGTGATTTTAATATTTCCGACAGTTGGTCTGAAAGACTAATTTCTAATTCTTCTTTATAAGAATTTAATTTTGTTTTAATTTTTTGAATGTAATTGGTAAATCCGTTTTTACCCTGATTAGTAAATATAAAAGGGTTACTCTCATTCTTAAATACAAGCTGTTGAATTTCAACACCTAAATCATCTATTTGTTGTTGTGTTACTGTAGCATTTCCGTATCTTTTTAATCTTGTTTTTTCATAGTCAAAATCAGACTCAGATATAGTTGGTCTTAAAGAGTTCAAAATATCATCACTTTTAAGTGGAATACTATATAAACCACCCGTATCCCCAAATGTCACATTTTTGTTAAGAATTGTAATTTTACTTTCAATTTTTGATTTCAAATCCGTATATGCATCACCTAAGTTATCATCTAAAAGGTATGTATATACGTTAATATTTCCAGTACCTTCTTTTACAACAAATAACTTTTCTAAATTGAGCCATTTGTTAAACCAAGACTCGTTGTATAAAACTATCTCAGAATTTAATTCATCTAATGTTTTTAAATATTTTTCATAATCAGTTAATGGGTTTAGTGAAACTTGACCTAAACTTTCTAAACTAGTGTTAATAAAAGTTTCTAATTTTTCAATTAATGATTGTACTGTTAATTCTGGAAAATCTTGAGGTAATAAACCTTTTGATTTATATTTTTTATAAACTTCAATAATTTTATCATTACCTAAAAATGTTGTGGACGTTGAAAAGTTTTGTGTAACATTATTATCAACAACAACACCATTATTAGAGTTGTCAATTTTAGTTGTTTGATACATTTGAGGGACCGCATATAAATCAGTCATAAACAAATCTTTTAAAACTGAAAATGTAAACGATTTAAAAGTTAATGTTATTTCAAAATTTCCTGTCGATGAATTGAATGCCCCATGAAATTTAGTTAGTAATAATTGATATCTAATTGCTTTACCATACCATCCTTTTAATGTTAAATAAAAAACAGGATACGGTAAGTTAAAAAACGCAGAATATATTGAGTCGTTCCCACTTTCAAACAAGGCTCTCCCTCTTACGTCCTCTAAATTTACTGTGAATTCAGCAACATATGGTTGAGTTACTTTATAACTAATTTGAGTAATACCTAATAACTCCCCATTTATTTCATCAGCTTTTCTGGATTGTGATTGTAATTCAGTCCATTTAGTACTTAAATAATCTTCACCAGTAGGTTTTAAAAAATTGATTTTACCAAGACCTAATGTTCTAAGTTGCTTATCTCCACTACCAACAATTAATTTACTTCTAGCCTGTAAGTTACATTCTAAATTAGCATACATTACTAATTCTTCTTGAGCAATGTTTCTATCACTTACCTGTCCATTAGGTAAATCAACTTTATTAGGGTCAACTACAAAAATATTTTGATAGTCGTTTTCAATATGTATATTATCTGCCATAATAGAAGAACTGTTGCTCTAATGCACCTTTATAATCTAATAAGGAATTAATCAAAGGGAATGGTATAGTTAAAATGGCATTATCAGGAATATTAATTTCGGAACCACCATATTTACCATTTGCTTGTAATATTAACCAACCAAAAAAAGGTGTTCCATAATATAATTGAGAGATTTTATCTAACCTTGATTGTCCGATAATATATATGTGTTTTTTATCTGTAGATTTGGATTGCAGATTAACATATGGTACAACTGTTTGTTGACCATTAACTATAAATCCTTCGTATCTATTATAATATTCTAATGCCATTAATTAAATTGTTTTTTACCGTTGAAAATTAGATTAAAATTATTTGAATTTACAGGTGAAAATAAACTTCTTAAACTAGTTAATTGTGTATCAGTAACTCCTGATGTATTATAATTATAAATTCTATCCTTCCCTTTTATAGACACTCCGTTAATTTGTGGGTTATAATTTAAATATTGGTTTACCTCTGGACTACTTTTAAATTCGTTAAAATTTTTGAGAATTTGTGTATTCCAATTATCAAATGCTGTGGTTAAATTATCCGTTTTTTGGGTAACTATACTTATTACGGAACCAGAACTACTCGGGATTAAATTTGTTGTTAATCCGCTAATAAATTGTTGTCGTTTTGTATTATCTTTTAAATCATCATAAAATAATGTAAATAAAAGATTGTCTGAATTTGGATTAAGTGGACTACTTCCATCAACAAATAAACTAACAAACTCACAGTACGGCGCCCCAGTATTTGGTAAAAATTGTTTTGTTGATAGTAAATTATAAAAATTTGTAATACCTGAACAAACTAAAGAATAATCATTACTAAATGTACTATCGATTGATATTAAGTATCCTTTAGGTACCCCATTTGCCAATATTTTACCATCTAACTGACCTCCAACTATTGAATTTAATTTTTCAATATTTTGTATATACTGTGATTGTTTATTTGCAAAATCTTGGGAGTCTGAATTAACATTACTAAACGCATTATTAATTTTATAGTCGATTAAATTCTTATAATTATCTTTTACTCTATTAACCGCAAGATTAGTGATACCATTTTCATCATTTAATGCCTTTATAATTGTTTCAGTTTCATCATCAATGTCAGATTTTAATTGATTAGCAACTTCAGTTAAATTTTCACTGATTCTACTTGGTTTACCATAGATATTAGTTTGTTGTGTTGAACCTGAAAGTTTAACTGCACCATTTCTAAAATTTCTATCAAATGTCATTTGAGAATAAATTCCAAAATTGTAATTGTCAATTGAGCTACCAATAAAATCTAACGTTGCTGAAAAATAATCTTGTGTTTGAGTAATATAATTATCAAAGAAACTTTTATACTGAATCGTACCTGTTTGTGTTAGACCTGAAGCAACTGTTGTTAAAATATCACCAATTGTTTTATTTGTCTCAGGAATATTTTGTAAATCATTAATTGTCGCTAACGGTTCAGCTAAAATAATAGAATTAAATAATGCGTCATCTAACGCACTAGTATCTTCTGTTGCGTCCGCTCGTTCATCATACATTTCAGTATTCGCATAGAAATTAAACGATAAAGCGTTTTGTAATCTATCAATAGGTCCTTTTAATCCACTACCACCAATAAGTTTAACACCTAAAGTTACCTTTGCAATCATTGGTTGTAATCCAATACCTTCAGGATTAATATCTAAGTTTTCATATGAAATTTGTAACGTGTCGGGAATTGCCTTTGTATTATAAAAATCACCAATTCTAAGTACTAATACCGGTGGTGTACCAAAATTAGTATTGAATGTTGATGTTGAAGTATCTTGTTGACCTTGTTCATTAATAACAGGTATTGTGTTACCAGGCCTTGTACACTGTTGCAAGAAAGTTAACCTACTATTTAATCCTTCAGGAGTAATAGCGTGAAATGCCGGTTGGAAATATTTTACTTTATCCGAAATTGATGTATATGCAAATGGGTCAGTTTGTTTTAAAACTTCAAAATAATCACATTCGTTTAAAAGTTTTGTTCTTAACAATCTTTTACTTAAATTCTTTTTATCAAGAGTAGTACTGCTCGGTATTGGTAAACCGTTATTAGCATTCTGATTTGCAATATTCTGAGGATTAGTAGATGACCCAGCGTTTACATTTGACGGATTTTTAGAATTAACAGTAATATTTTTAATACTTACGTACCTTGAACACATCGCCTCTAAACTATAGTTTTGAGTCCATCCAGTTAATACAATCGAACAATCTACTGGTGTTGACACACCATTACCTTTAACTTCAGCAGTTGTTAAAAGTAAATTTGAATCAATAAATTTAACAGTCCCATCTAAAATAAACGACGATAATTTTTTATTGTTACTGTCTGTAAAATTTGAAAAAAACAATTTTATAGATTCAATGTAATCTTTATTTCGATTAATACTATTTGTTGAGTCTACTGGTTGGAAACGAAGACCATTTATTTCTATTACTATTTCACAATTTTGTGATGTAACCGCTTCTAAAATTTTACTTCTTAACTCAACTAATTTTTCATAATTGTAAGTTATCACAGGAAATTGATTAGAAACTCTGTTTTCATCAGGATTTGATTCATAGACCGATTGTTGACTAATATAACCATTATAAACAGTTTCATAATCAGTAGTTTTAATCGTAGAATCCCACTGTGGAAAATATCCTCCAAACCCCTGAAACTCCGAAAAATTAGGTAAATTATTTGCGATTGAATTAATCCCACTTAAATCTTGACTAACAGACGCCATCTGTTCCGCTGAAGTTTGATTACTTGAAAGGACACTCTCTTGTAATTCTTTTAATGTCTGTACATCTAAAGTCGCAAACTTTCTAGCTAATTCATATAAATCAAATTTTGCAGCTCCAGCAAAAAACGACTCTATTACAGAATCTTTTTTATCTGTTAAATCATTTTGTAATTCTTTCTTAGCAATTAAATTTAAAACTGACGGGTGGTCAACAATAATTGAAAATGATATCGAACCACTTCTAGTAGTATCTTTATATGTATAAATTGGTTCAGGTCTCCCTAAAAATGACGTTGAATCAAAACCAGGTGAAACAGTTTCACTAAATGTTAAATCATAAGGTGGGAACCACATTATTCTTCCTCCATTAGGACCTTTCTCACATCCAGGTAAATCATTAAACAAAGCACTTCCTTTCCATGCCAAATTCTCAATTGAGAACATATATTTCTTAACTTGTCCATTAACTATATTTGTAGACCCTTGTCCTTTCAATGGAGCAATGTTTAAATTATAAGTCGAGTCAAGTACTGAATTATTAAATCTTCTTATATTACCATTTGTTTCACTACTAGTAGTATTTGCAACCGTACTTTGTAAATCTTGGTATAATTGGTATGGTTTGTCTTTTGTAAATAATCTGCCGTATTCTTTACCAATTAATTTACCTTCAACATTTTCATATCTAATAACTTTAGAACCTTTTGTTAATTCTTTATACCCATCATTAAAAACTTTTGACGTTTGATTAATAGCATTACCCGCATGTAATCTTCTGGCCAATCCGCTGGCGGGGGCTGAGTCAATTAATCTTTGTGTGTTATCTAATATTGAACCTCTTTTAAATTCGTATTCTAAAGATGATGAATATCTTTCAGTTAAATTAATTGCGACGTTATTACTATTATCAGTACCAAATTGTTCACCTTCAGGACCAATTTTTATACCAATTTCTTCCGACCCTGTTTTTGTCCAAACAAATCCTCCAACAACAGTGTTATTATCATTTAATCCAAAATTTAAGTTTTGGTCACCTTCATATAATTTACCAACCGCATCAGGACCTAATACAACCGCACCAGTCGGTTCTCCGTAGGCGTTAAATGGTGTTTCACCTGCCGGAGACGTTGTATATCTTAGTTCGTCTTTACCACCGACATATAGATTACCACTATCATCTTGTTCATTTCTTCCAATATTACCAAATATATTATTTAACACCTGTCCAGCTCTTGTGATATTTCTATCATAGTTTGGACTATATCGGTTATAATCTAAATTAGCAAATAAAATTGATTTTTGACCACCACCTGTATTTGCTAAGAATTTTACTGAAGAATTACCATCGTTATTACTTAATCTTTGTACAAATCGTCCAAGTCCTGTTTTAGGTTGTCTTGGCGAAAAATCAAAATAATCACCTTCAATTGGTGAATAAGGTAAATACGCTCCTGTAATTCTCTGAGCAATATTTACAACAGAATCTAAAACACCATCAGGAACCGTAATATGATAGTCTAAATAACTTAATTGAGCTTGATTGGTTGCAAGTAAACTTGATTGTAAGGGATTACTATTAATTGATAAGTTATTCGCGACACTTGTTTGTTGTAGTTCTTGAGCGATTCGATATTGAAACGCCTTTCTTAATTCAAGAACTGATATTTGTAATAAGTAAGAGTCTTGTTGTACTAAATTATCGGAACCAAAAATAATATCAGCTAACGAATAATTTCCAACTACAAATGGTAAATTTAATGGGTTATAATCACTTGTACCTCCATTTTTTGCTAAAATTTTTGTATCAGCAAAAAATAATCCTTCATAACCACCATTAGGAATAAACCTATTACTAACTTCCGCTAAGTTAATCCATGGTTCATTAATCAAATCCATATTGGTATCGTTTTGTAACGGCCAATATTCTAATTGATTTGACGAATTTTCATTTACTTGTCCAGTCGTTTTACTAATAAATCCAGATGCATCTTGGAATCCTCCTGTAGGTCCATATTGATTTGGTATAATATTTTGTTGAGCCTCAGTAAAAATTTCATTATTAACATTTGGAGAATCAATTACTGAATTATCACTGATATTAGTTTCGTAATAAGGGTCGGAATTTGACGACTGAAAAGCACCTTCAACATTATATGGTTGTAGGTTTCTTGTAACAAGACGATTCCTAAAAAACTCTGAATTTGAATAATCTAAAGCGCTTTCACTCATTGGGTGATTTTATTAATAAATAGAATGACTTGGTATTTTTTTATTTTTTAGATGTCATTCCACCTGAAGTTTTTGTGTTGTCAAAATGTTTAACAATATATTGCATCAAGGTTGGATTCTTAGGTAGTTCTTCAACTAACATATCAGTTAGTTTATTTTTTGGGCCATCTACTGAAACTTTAAAATTAACGGTATGAACAACTTCTTGTTTTTGTGGTTGAGTTTCAGGTTGACGTTGAGTATTTGTTGACATCATTGCTGCGTTCATAGATTGTCCCTGAATTTTTAAAACATCCATCAAACCTTTATTAACACTTTTTTGTAATACATCAGGTAATTGAGTTGCGGCTAAGAAATAATCTTTTTCATAAATTTCAATACTTCCACCAGGTGTTTTAATTGTGTCACCAACAGGTGTTGGTTTTTTAAAACCATCATTTATTGATAATGTTCCTCCATTTGGCGTGTAAAAACCGTCGAGTGCTTTTGGTAATTTTTCAGGTGTTATTTTTCCACTGGTAATTTGTGTAACAGCCATTTCTATAAACTCACGGGTGCCTTTGAATAGGGTTGCAGTTCCTGTAGTAAAAACATCTTTAATGTCCGTAATATTTCCCTTAAGTATTTTTTGAAATCCGCCACCTTCTTGAAAATTGGAGAGTGATTCTCCAAATGCGTCCATCCCCTTTTTAAAATCTGATTTAGGCCCAAAAACTACTTCAAATGCATCACCGATTTTTGTATTTAGGTTCGCGGCGGCCCCCAAAGCGCTTTCACCAGTTTTAGATGACGCAATTGTCATAGGTATGGTATTAGCAATTTTTTCATTGGCCGCCGCCAATTTAGCAATAGCAGTTAGTTGATTTTCAGCTATCTTAACTAATTGTTTTTGCGGGTCTTCTCCCTCTACTCCTTCAGCGGCTGATGTTTGTTTTTTTATTTGTTCTAATTGAGCGTTTGATAACTCAGATAACTTAGATAACTCAACCGTTTGCATTTTTTGATTTTCATCTTTATAATTAATCACATATTCTTTCTTACCACCTCCAATATCTTTTAATTGAGCGAGATTTGCAAGTTGTTCTTGGTCTTCTTTTGATATATCTAAACCTGAAAACTTTATTTTAGACATTTTATCTTCTAATTTTGATGTCTCCAATGCCATTTTTTCAAATTCTTTTCTATCAATACCTAACGCATTTGCAACTTCATTAAGTTGTCTTCTAGCACCAGGCATAATCTGGAAAGTTTTACTTTTTTCATCAAAATATGTATATTGTTTAGCCAATTTACCAAGTTCGTCTTGAAGTCCTCCAACATCATTTTGAGCTAAATCCATCAATTTTAAAGGGTCTGTTAACGCAGTTGCCGCTCCTCCTAATCTTTGTATTGCGGCTGCAGTTTCAATAGCTTTTTCAGGACTCATTAAGTCCTCAGCTAATTCGAAAGTTTCACTTACATCAAACCTTAAAGCTTGTGCCTTTCCAGCCATTTTAGCTAGTCCTTCAACTCCATTTGTAAAACCAAATCTGTTTAATTTATCTAAGTTTGTAGTTACAACTGATGATACTGCCTGAGCATTAACTCCTAATTGATTAGATACCTGAACTATTTTTAATACATTTTCAGCGATATGAGCACCTTCCATTCCAGCATCATAAAACGATTTTTGTAATTCAGAAGCCTTTAGACCTGTAACAGATACAGCTGCGAATAACTCTTCTGATTGACTTGTAAGTGATATTAAGTTTCTACCACTAACATCTAAAAGAGCGTCTTGTTGGTCAGTAACATCACTAAGTTTTCCACCTAAATTAACAACTTCTTGATATGCTAAATTAAAATTTTCTTTTAAAGCTAAACCATATTGAACACTAGTCCCCATGGATTTTATAACTTTACCCATTTCTACATCCATCAAACTAATTGTTTTAGTTGATTCTGTAAAATAGGAATCTAACTTCTTAAGTTTATCTATAGGTTTTTTTAAAAAATCACCTAACGGGTCTCCTTCAGCTTCAGGTGTAGTTTGTAAATGTAAATAATGAAGCATAGTTTAATCTTTATTATATAAATAACTTACTGTTCGTTTTTAGGAGTATTAATTTCAATTACCCTATCAACCAAGTATCTACGGTGATAAGACGGCATTTTCATGAAATCGGAATAAGACAAATTTATTTTTGAACCCAAAAGATAATATTGGTCCAATAAATTTTTTAAATACTCAGAAGAAAGGGCGAAAAAACTCTGCCCCAAAGGTCACACGGGTGATTACCTTTTTTCCAGATGGGGCTGTTATTTCTCTCATTAAATCTAACCTAGGTTCATTTTCTCTAATGAAGTTGTTTATGTATTTTGAATCCATGATTGGCATTTTAGATATAAAATCAGCAATTGCACTTTCTTCTCGGTTACCTTCAACTTCAATAATTTGTTTAGTCAACTTCAGTGTCACTGAAGGTGAAACCATACCTTTTGGATAAGAATCAATCTGACGATTAATACTTTGTGATTCACCATAAGTCAAAAATTTAATTTTAATTTCCTTCTTTGTTTTTGGTAAAACTAAAGAAATTAAACCCTCAGAATTAGGTTCTACATCACTTTTTTTGAAGTCTAAAGCGTCAAGTGTTATAGTATGTTCAAATTTCTTATCAGTCTCAGGGTCGATTAAAGTAAAATCATAATTAGCCCCAAATGAAGTGTTTCTTAAAAAAACTAAAATAGCTTCCAAATCACCCTCCATCATTTCTTCAGGTCTAATATCAGGTTCGTATAATTTACTTCTAACTAAATTAGTAATGATTTGGTCTCCACTTAAATTACCAACCGACGCCAAAATATTTTCATCGGCAGCAGTTAGGTATCCAACTTTAACAGATTTTTTCTTATTTTTATAAAATTTTCCTTCACTTGGTAACAACACCACATCATGTGGAAGGTCCAAGTGCATTTGATTCATATTGTCACTCATAGTTTTTTTTATTAGAAAAATACCTTATTCTTATTTATTGTAAATAAAAAAACCCACTTTCGTGGGTTTGAATATAAGAAAGTAAATAATATTAATATAATAATACACAATAGTCAGGTCTCAAAGATGCTTGGATAGTTACCAATCCATCTTCAGAGTAAGATAATCCTTGGAAGTCAACTTTTGTAAGGAATGTGTTTTTAAGAACCCATTTCTCAATTACAACACCTGTTGGGTCTAATAGACTTAAGAAAATATCTCTCTTATAACCTGCAGCGTATCCCATACGTCCTGTTACAGACTCAGCATGTAGACGAACCCATTCCATCAACGCTTGTGAAGCAGAAGGTCCAATTGGGTCACGGAACGTTACCGAGATTTCTCCCCATTCATACTTACCCGCAACATAAGTTTTAGTATTTAAGAAATCAATCGCAGTAGAGTTAATCGTTAAAGAAGGTCTACTTGTAGATTCTACATACCATTCGTTAATACCCAAGTCATTAAAAGACATGATAAACCTATTCTTCCTTTTTGGTTCGTAGGGTATCGGCATTTTCATCAGTAAATCAGCCATATTATTTTGTTTTAAATTTTTCTTTTATTTTATTATAAATAGTCCTTATCGAAAATTTTTCTATTTACTTTAAGGTTTTTTTTATTCAAACTTGCTATAAGTCCAGTTTATAAATATTAATAGTTTTGCTTTTTACCACCATGTGTTGATATTGTTTGAATAATATTTTCCGGGTCTTTTGATAATTCATCTTTAACTTTTTCTAGATTTCTTAAATCATCATCTGAAAATCCTATTGTAGGAATAAAATTATTACTAATGTCATCTTTAAACATTACTGGTTTTTTAAGTATATTCGCCAAATATTTTACATATCCTTGAAATTCTTTTAAAGCGTCAACCTTTCCTTTTTCGGGACTTTGTGCTGAACCGGCTCCAAATGTTACAGGATAATATTTGTTCATATCCATATAAGCATTTATAAGTTCTTTATCCTTCATATCTTCTTCACCCGCAAATTTTCTAAACTTTCTTAAATTTTTAACCAATTCTTTTTTAGAAATACCTTTAAAGTTAGTTTCAATCATATTTTCGATTGCCCTACGTAAAGCTAATGGTGAATGTCCTCTTGCAGTTACAATCGAAAAAATTGACCCACCATTAATGGCTTCCACAAAATCATCCCATGCAGGACCTATTTTAGCCATCATTGCGTCTATGATGAATCTTTTATCACCTTTGGAACCAAAGTTCCTAAATGGGTCGTCAGCAAACCCTACAATAGTTTTTTTCTTATATTCAAAAGGTTCAACTCCAACCTTTACACGATATTCCGCAAAATCTTCCGTGGACATACCAACTTCTTCATTATCTTCGGTACGAAGTATTATTTGTGTTGGCATAGTAAGGATATTATCATCCCAATCAAAAGCATAATACTTTAAATCAGGTGTAATTTCTTCTTCAAATTTTTCTACTAAAAACATTTTCATATCTATAAATATTATGTAAATAAAAAACCCCCACATTTCTGTGAGGGTCTTTTTAAATTTTGTTTAATTAGATGTCTTCGAAAGACGCACCTGTTGGTGTAATCAAGAACTCAATATCGATGAATTCTAATGCTTTAGTTGGTTTGATATAAATCTTACCTACTAATTGGTTAGCATCTAAGTCTTCAGGAGTATTTTGTACTGTTACACGGAAGTCGTATAAACCTCTGTCTCTTCTAATCGCATCTAAGATTGGATTAACAGAGTCAAGGAATTGTTGTCTTACTGTGTTATCATTTTGTTCGAACAATAATCTAACTGCTACCGCAGAAATTAATTTACGAGCTTGTAACAACAATCTTCTAACGTTAATTCTGTTTAACGCTGAGTCAGCAATTTGAAGAGTTTTATTACCCCAAATAACAGTTCCAACATCGTTGAAGGTCGCAATTGGGTTAATTCTTCCTTTGTAAAGAGTGTCTCTATCTTCTTGAGTTAATCTCTTTCTTGCTCTAACCGCATTTACAACACCTCTTGTGTAACCCGCAGTTGCGAACCATGGGAAGGCTATGTTATCAGTTAACGCTAAGTTACGAGTAACTTCAGCAGTTGCTGGTAAATAGATTTGAGTATTGTTTACAGTATCACGAGTAAGAACCCATGGGTAGTAAGTTGCTGTGTAGTTAGAGTCAATTCCTGTTTGTTCTAAATTATCAACCGCCTCTTGTGGGTAAATTAAATTATCCATAGAAGTTGAGTTTTGTAATAGATTAAAGTCAGGAGTTGTACAAACATAGATTGAATCCGCTCTTTCGTTTGTAATCATATCAATTGCCGACTCAACTAATCCACTATTATTAACATAATCAACACCAGGTGTTACAAGAACATTGATGTTTGTTACTTCAGGATTAGCAAAAGTTCTAATACCTAACAAGTATGCGTAATAATCGGTGTTTGCGTAATCAATTGTACCGTCTTCAATAGTGATAATTTTAAATGAACCCCATCCTGTTGATGTTGGATATGGTGATTGTGGACAAAAACCAGCTCTAAATTTAGTTTGTCCAAGAGCGTAAGAATCATCATTTGTTCTTCTTTCATCGTAGATATCCCATCCGTCAAAACCACCTTGTACTAAGAAACTAAACTTTCTTGAGTATAAGAAGTAATATGGATTAGTTGAATCTGTTGGTTCAGAACTGAACGAACCGTCACCAACTTCAAATTGTGTAACACCACTTAAAGTTACCACAGTTGCTCCACTATCCATGTGGAAACCTTTTGTTGTGTTTGGCCAGTTGTTGTAAGTACCTTCTTCACACAAATCACCAATCGGTCTTTGCTTTCCTTTATAGTCGAAGAAATCTGCGTCAACACCTACTGAAGATGAAATACCTAAATACGTTCTTCTTTTATTATCACCCGGACTAGTTATCGCGTTATCACTACCTGCAGAATTACCAAATGGAGGATTGGCAATTACTTCACCAGGGATTGCGTAGTGTGTTTTATAAATTGGGAAAGGAGATGTACCGTTAGTATAACTTCTTGTTATAAAACCTTCAAATCCGCAAGGAAGAGCATCTAACGGTGCTTCTTCATTCATTTCTAACATAATATATTTAGAAAGAATTGCGTATTCACCATCAATAGAACCAACTTTTTTAGCAACATAACTATTATTTGTAGCGTCTAATGAACAGTTAGTAAATTTCTCAAGTACTGTTGGGTTAGCATCAGTATCATAGAAATCTCTAACTATCAAATCAAATGTTCCATTGTTAAATGAGATATTTGCGATAGAAACTTTAACTTCTCTGTTTGCAGCGTTTCCATCAGGAATTGTATAAACACGGAATAATTTATAAACTAAATTACCTCTAAGTTCAGAGACAACCCAAGGAGATGATGGTGTTTGGTATCTTTCTAAATAGAAACCAGTAGTGTCTGTGTTTGTTGAAGTTCTCGCGTCACCTAACTTAATGAAGTTATTAGCGTTTAATCCTCGAATAAAACCTTGACTATATCCATAATCCAACATTGTTGAATATCTTTCTTCCACAAATAAAGGAACTTCAGTTCTGTCTTTAGCGAAATTTGAAACACCAAACACACTACTAATATAGTTAGATTGTGATGTCGTAAATGAAGTTTCAAAACTGAACGTATCATTATCGTAAGTTCTACCCGAAATCAAGAAGGTTGCATAAGGATTTT